ATCTCTGTATTTTAGAGGATGTAGATAATTTTCTAACTACAGATTTAATACCAAAACTCTTTTGTCTTAGACAGGCTGATAAACAGTATATAAATGCACCAGTATTCAAGGGATTTGAGGAACTTGAGAAGTCTACTTTTTTTATGAAAACTTGGGTGATTGATGGTAAACAATCAGCACCTCACCACGAGCGTCAAGGGTATACTAAGGTTGAACGCTATCCAGAGAAGGGGACATACTAATGAATGAGAAACCATTTATCGAAAGACTAAAGACCGCCTATGACAAGCAGAGATTTTCTTGGTTCGTTATAGACGGTCAAGGCAATACTATGGCTGAGGGTTTAGATGAACTCTCAGCTAGGGAGTATTCTATGAGAGACTCTGACTACTCTATAGGGTGGAAGGAAGAGTCACCAAAAGATGTCACCGGTGACAAGATTAATGCTGAAGGCATCCCTATTACCTATGAGAATAAGGACATCCTAAGCGAGGAGGATTTCAAATGAGGTGTCGCTGTTGTGATAGATTATTAACTGAATGGGAGTCTAAGGCTAGAGACCCTAAAGATAAGTCTCAGTTTCTAGACATTTGTAGTATCTGTAGATACAAGTCTAATTATTATCTTGATGAAGAGGAGGTATTAAAAAAAGAAGATATTCATATTGATTATGGGTAAAAGTGTAGTATAATATTACTATAGATGAAAATAAAGTGACAATCATAATGGTTATCACTTTGTTTTTTTCTTTAGTGTGAATGATTAGAGAAACACTAGTCCAAGTGACGGATGTCTGTTGAGTGTCGACAACTCGAACGGAGTCTTATAATAGCTTGATTAGTGTGGAGGGTCGCTCCCTCCGGTTGCCTAAGCAAACAGCTAATGTTGTCTGACGCAGTTTACCAATGTACTGCGGATACAGTGGACTTCTCTAGTGTTTCTCTAATTGTTTACATCTTAGGTGAGTCTAAGAGACCCGCCCACCTAAGTTTTTTTCTACAGGGTCTTGGAGTATAACTATGATAACTAAAGGTATCGCAAAGTACGTCTATCTTGATAGCACGGAAAAATTTCAAGGTGAGGACACCGGTAAGTACACACTTACTGTCGCCCTTGACTCTAAAGAAGCTAAGGCTCTAGAGAGTGAAGGTGTTAAGGTTCGCACTATCAAGACTGAGGACGGAGGGTCTTATAAGGCTCGTAAATTCTCAACAAAATATCCTCTCTCTTTTGAAATGGTTAAGACTGCAGACGGTGAGTCTATAGGTCACGATTTTGGAGCAGAGAGTGTCGTTGAGGTACTATGGAAAAAAGGTAACGAACACCCGCAACACGGTGTTGCTACCTATCTCACTGCAGTCAAGGTACACGAGCGTACTGAAGGCTACAGGTCTGCTGATGAAGAGACCGGTGAGTTCTTCTCTGCATAAAGCCTCTACATTCGTAGAGCATCAGCCCTGCCCTGCTTGTCGAGAGACAGGTGGGGATAGGTCAGGTGATAATCTATCGGTCTATTCTGACGGTCACGGTTATTGCAATGCCTGTGGACATTATAAAAAAGATGTCACCGGTGACAACAATTTTGTAGAGGAGGTAAATATTATGCAGACAATAACACCGAGAGGTGTATCTAATGCGTCAATTAAAGATAGGCGTATATCATCTAAAATCACATCTAAGTTTGGTGTGACTGTAAGTTACGACAAGAAAGGTCAGGTAGAGAAACACTACTACCCATACTACGACTCTAACGAGAGCAATAGGCTACTCGGCTATAAAGAGAGAACTGTCGCAACAAAAGAGTTTCAAATAATAGGTACTAACAAAGGTTCAGGTCTGTTCGGTCAGGAAGCTAATCGTTCAGGAGGTAAGTATCTAACTATATGTGAGGGTGAACTAGATGCCCTTTCCGTCAGCGAAATGTTTGATGGTAAGTGGCAAGTGGTCTCTCTAAAGAATGGAGCGTCATCATCAGCACGAGATATCAAGGACAATCTAGAGTACATTGAGTCTTTTGATAATGTCGTGTTATGTTTCGACCAAGACCAAGCCGGATTTGATGCTGTAAAATCTTGTCAAGATATTATATCTGTCGGCAAACTAAAGGTCTGTAAGCTACCTATGAAGGACGCTAGTGAGATGTTAATGAACGGTAAGGTTAAAGAGTTTACTAACGCTTGGTGGTCAGCAGAGTCTTATACACCTGCAGGTATCGTTAAAGGTAGTGATACTTGGGAACATCTATTGAAGGATGAAAATATCGTGACTGTAGATTATCCTTATCGAGGTCTAAATATGTTGACTTATGGGTTCAGAGAGAAGGAACTGGTAACTATAACAAGTGGTGCGGGTATGGGTAAGACTAGTCTTGTAAAAGAATTGGAAGCATACATACTAAATAGGACTAATGATAACCTAGCAATAATCCACTTGGAGGAGTCTATCGAGCGTAGTGTTAAAGGTCTGATGTCTATTGAAGCTAATATGCCTATCCACATACCTCAGTTTGAACGAGAATTAAGTGATGAGGTTAAGAAGGATTTATGGCAGAAATCTGTCGGTGATAAGAATGTATATTTCTATGACCACTTCGGTAGTATGTCTGAAGACTCACTACTTAATGTGATTAGAACTTATGCTAAATCTTATGACTGTAAATGGATTGTCTTAGACCATCTATCTATCGTGGTCAGCGACCAAGACGGTACTCTAGATGAACGAAAGACTATTGATGCTATTATGACTAAGCTTAGGAAGATAGTGCAAGAGACAGGAGTAGGTCTATTCCTTATCTCTCACTTGAAACGACCACAAGGTAGAGCACACGAAGATGGTGGGCAGATAAGCTTATCAGAGTTAAGAGGTTCATCCTCTATCGCACAGCTATCTGATATAGTTATAGGTCTAGAACGTAATCAACAGGATGATGACCCTATCATTCGTAACCAGACTACATTGAGGGTTCTGAAGAATAGGTTCTCGGGTTTAACTGGTAAAGCCTGTAAGTTACAATATGATGGTGATACTGGTAGATTAACGGAGGTAGAAGAAGATGTCGAAAGCTTTTTTTGATATAGAAACTGACGGACTCAACGCTACTCGAGTACACTGCATCTGTGCAATGCTTGATAATAATGAGCCTACTGTTTACAATTTTATAGGAGGAAACATATATGGAAATTTTCGAGACTGGTTGGCATCAGAGGATGTCGATACGCTTGTGGGACACAACATTATTAACTTTGATGTCCCTATTCTGCGTAGGCTTAGTGGGTTTCGTTGGGATTTTAATCTTCGGGACACTCTTGTACTTAGCCGATTACACAACCCTAGCCTTGATGGAGGTCACTCTCTAAGGTCTTGGGGTGAGAGACTATGCGACCTCAAGGGTGATTATCAAGGTGGTTGGGAAGAGTATAACCAAGAGATGTTGGAATATTGCCAACAGGATGTCAGAGTTACTAAGACATTATATAATCATCTAGAAATGTGGAGGAATCAGCACGATAATGATGAAGCAGTAGATTTAGAACACGACACTGCTAATATCATAAGAAAACAGACCGATAATGGTATGGTTCTAAATGAAGAACGAGCTTATGAATTACTCGCTGAGATGAAAGAGAAGGTATTAGATATAGAGGATGAGGTTCACGAGAGATTTAAACCTCTGCCTGTATGGACACCTCTAAATTATCCTGAAGACAAAACTCATACTAAGGATGGTCGTATGACTAAACGCTATCAAGCACAATTAGATAGGGGTGCTGACTGGAATGATAAATATGAATGGGGATACTATGAGTATCCAGAGTTCAATCTAGGTTCTCGTCAGCAGATTGCTAAGTATCTTCAGCACTTCGGGTGGAAACCTAAAGCATTTACTGATAAGGGTAATGTTATTGTAGACGAGAAGGTTCTCAAGTCTGTCAAAATACCTGAAGCACAATTGATTGTGGATTATCTGACACTTACTAAGCGTATAGCTATGGTTAAGAGTTGGGTAGAAGCAATCAATGATGATACTGGTAGGGTACACGGTAATGTCAATTCTTGTGGTGCAGTTACAGGACGAATGACTCACTCCAAACCTAACTGTGCTCAAGTACCGGCTACTAGATTTGATAAGGATGGTAATGTCTTATGGGGATTTGAAGGTGGCTATGGTGCTGACTGTCGTGATTTATGGGTTGTACCTAAAGGATACAAACTAGTGGGTGTAGATGCTAGTGGTCTCGAATTGAGAATGTTAGCACACTATATGAATGACCCTAAGTATACGAAAGAGATTGTTACTGGTGATATACACAGTGCTAATCAGAAGTCAGCTGGACTACAAACTAGAGACCAAGCTAAGACTTTCATCTATGCCTTCCTGTATGGAGCGGGTGATATTAAGATAGGTCAGGTTGCTGGAGGTGGTGCAAAGCGTGGTCGTATACTTAAGAAGAACTTCCTTGATAATACTCCAGCATTAAAACAACTTAGAACTAATGTCCAAAGGAAAGCTAAGAAGGGTTGGGTACGAGGTTTAGACAATAGGAAACTACATATACGTTCTGAACACTCAGCACTAAATACTGTACTCCAGAGTGCAGGTGCTATTGTAATGAAAAAAGCATTGATACTTTTGGATGAGTATGCGAAGCAATATAATGTAGACTACAAGTTTGTACTAAATGTTCACGATGAATTTCAATGTGAGGTTAGAGAAGACCAAGCAGATTTCTTTGGAGGTCTAGCGGTTGGTTCAATAGTACAAGCGGGTAAATCTTTTAACTTAAACTGTCCACTGGACGGTGAATATAAGGTAGGTGAGACGTGGCAACAGACACATTAGTAGATGACATATATCAGATGATAGACACCAAAGAAATTCCTGATGGTGTAGATGTCGAAGAAGCAATAGAAACATTCGGTGAGAATGTTAAGAATATATTGCGAAACAATATTACAGAGAGTAAGTTTGATAGGCGTAAACTTAGGATGTCTAACATAGGTAAGAAGGATAGACAGCTGTGGTATTCTTATAATGGATACAAGGGTGAGGAACTTATGCCCCACACTCGTATCAAATTTCTCTACGGTCATTTGATTGAAGAGATGGTACTAGCACTCACTAAATTATCAGGACACGAGGTTACTGATACACAGAAGAAAGCAGAGGTTGGTGGTATCAAAGGTTCTATGGACTGTAAGATAGACGGTGTAGTGACTGATGTTAAGTCATCATCACCTTATGGGTTCAAGAAATTCAAGGATGGTTCTCTTATTAATGATGACCCATTTGGATATGTAGACCAAATCAAAGGTTACGCTCATTCTGAGGGTGCTAAAGAGATGGGTTGGTTAGTTATGGATAAGACCAACGGACATCTAACATACCTGAAGTATGATTTGGAGGATGAGTCTCAATGGTACTGGACTAAGCTGAACTTCTTCTCGATAGTAGAAAGGATTAAAGCTATCAAGAATATAGTTAAGTTATCCAAGCCACCTAAGAGATGTTATGAACCAGTGGCTGATGGTAAGTCAGG